ATGGTACTGGGGACGGGTTCCCAAGAAGTATCTTAACAACAAAACCGAAGGGTTGTTAGAAGAGTTTGATTATGAAGACGACGAGCTTGTAGAAGCTGTTGTTGTTATTGCAAATGATTCGGTAGTTCTTAAGGCGGCTGAAAATCCATATCTGATGAAAGATCGTCCGTTTGTGTCTTTTCAGCTAGATCGGGTTCCCAATAAATTCTGGGGACGAGGCGTGGCAGAGAAAGGTTACAATCCTCAGAAGGCTCTGGATGCAGAACTAAGAGCAAGGATTGACGCTCTGGCCCTTACAACACATCCTATGATGGGTGTGGATGCTACTCGTCTCCCAAGGGGAGTCAAGTTCGAGGTCAAAGCCGGTAAGACAATTCTTACAAACGGTGATCCTCGGTCAGCCTTGCTCCCCTTAAACTTTGGAAATGTAGCCAACACTACATTTACTGAAAGTGCTGAACTAGAACGTATGGTTCAGATGGGTACTGGAGCAATGGACGGGGCTAACAGTAACTTTGCTAACCCTCGTAACTCTACTGCTTCTGGTATGTCTATGCTACAGGCAGCATCTATCAAACGTCAGAAGCGTACTATTATGAACTTTCAGGAAAACTTCCTGATTCCTTTGATTCATAAGTCTGCCCTACGCTATATTCAGTTTGCACCGGAGCGGTATCCGGCAGGAGACTACAAATTTAAAGCATACTCAAGCATGGGTATTATGGCTAAAGAGTTGGAAATGATGCAGCTTATTCAGCTTATGTCCATGACTCAGCCGGGAACTCCTCCCCATGCCATGCTTCTTATGTCCATCTTTGATAACAGTTCTGTACCAAACAGGGACGCAATGAAACAGGCTATTGCTCAGACAATGCAGCCTGATCCAGCAGCCGCACAGGTACAACAAATGGCACAGCAACTTGAACTTATGAAGTTGCAGATGGAAATTGAAGAAATGAAAGCCAGTGCAATGAAAGACACTGCACATGCCGTCAAGTTACAATCTGAAGCTCAAACTAAATCACCTGAGATTGACATGGCTAAAGTTCAAATGGAACTGGCAGAAAAGCTGGCACGTATTGAAAAACTTAAGGTAGATGCTGAAAACGTAAGGTCTGAAACAATGCGTAATGGTCCTGAAGTTCAGCACCTACAGTCAGAAACTATTCTTAACCTTGCAAAAGCTCAGAACCAGTGACTGACAAAGAAATTCTTGAGGGACGTTTAAATTTATTTACCAACGACGCTTGGGTTTCCTTCACTAAGGAACTCGAAGATATGGCAAAATCGTTGGAAAATATACAAAACATACCTGACGAGAAGACCCTGTTCTTAAGAAGGGGTCAGGTGGATATGCTAAATATGATAATTAATTTAGAGGAAACCACCAAACTAGCGTTGGATCAATTAGAGTTAGACATCTAATCCCAACATTTTTTAACTCCATAATCTTTATAGACGGAGGATTGGTAATATGGATAGCATTGTTGTAGAAGAACAAGTCGAAACGCCTGAGGAAGCAGAACAGTATGCGAACATCGAAGAGGCTCCCGAAGTGGAACAACCTCAGGAAGAGCAAGAGGTGGAACTACCTGAAAAGTTCAAGGGTAAGTCGATGGAAGACATCGTATCTTCATACGAAAACCTTGAAAAAGAACTTGGACGGAAGGGTCAAGAACTAGGCGAACTCAGGAAACTAACAGACGGTATTCTTCAACAGCAGATTACCACACAAGAAAGCGGAACAGAAGAGCTTGAAGAGGAAGTTGATTTCTTCGATAACCCTGAACAAGCGGTCAGTAAAGTTATTGAAAACCATCCTAAGTTCCGTGAGTTTGAACAGCAGCGTCAGACACAACAGATTGAGACGACTACTGCCAAACTTAAAGAAGCTCATCCTGATTTCATGGATATCGTTGCTGATTCCAAGTTTCAGGAGTGGGTTCAGGATAGCCCCGTGAGGCAGCAACTGTTTGTTTCGGCACACAACTATAATTTACCAGCCGCTATGGAACTGATGAATAATTGGAAAGAGCGATCACTGATAAATAACACAAGTGAAGTCGAAGCAGAAAAAGCAGCCAACCGCGAACAAGCTATGAAGGCAGGAAAAGGTGTTTCCCGTTCTTCTTCTGAGTCTACAGCCGGTAAAAAAATCTACCGTAGAGCTGATCTTATCAGACTTAAAACTACTGACCCTGATCGTTATGAGTCACTACAGGATGAAATCCTAGCTGCTTATGCGGAGGGTCGCGTTAAGTAACCCTTATAAAGAAAGGAATTAAATTATGGCTTTGGGTACTGGACATCAAACTACCACAACGGGTGCAACTTTTATTCCCGAACTGTGGTCCGACGAAGTTATTGCCGGTTATAAGGCAAATCTCGTTCTCGGTAACCTTGTTACCAAAATTAACCACGCCGGTAAAAAAGGCGACACGATCCACATTCCAGCTCCGGTTCGTGGTTCTGCTAATGTTAAAGCTGCAAACACTCAGGTTACGCTTCAGGGCGACACCCACAGTGAAGTGCAGGTTAGCATTAACAAGCACTATGAATATTCCGTCTTGATTGAAGACATCACGGAAGTTCAGGCGCTTCAGTCGCTTCGCCGGTTCTACACCGACGACGCTGGCTATGCTCTTGCTACGCAGGTTGATACGGACCTGTTTACGCTTGCTGAAGGCTTTCAGGGCGGAACAGTAGGCGGCACAGGTGCGGCTCTTTATGAAAAGGCTGTTATCGGTGGTGATGGAACGACCCTGTACACGGGTAACTCCTCAAACGCTTCTGACCTGACGGATGCTGGTATTCGTGCCATGATCCTCAAGCTGGATAACGCTGACGTTCCTTCGGATAACCGTTGCATGGTTATTCCTCCGATTGCTGCTAACGACATGCTCGGCATCAACCGCTTCACTGAACAGCAGTTCATTGGTAACGGTGACGCCATCAAGACCGGCAAGATCGGTAGCATCTACGGCATGGACGTTTACGTTTCGTCCAACTGCCCGTCCATCAACTCCAATGCCCAGCGCGTTGGTGTCATGATGCACAAAGATGCTCTGTGTCTTGCCGAACAAATGGGTGTTCGTTCGCAGACCCAGTACAAGCAGGAATACCTCGGTGACCTGTTTACGGCTGATACGCTGTACGGTGTTGCGGAACTCCGCGACAACGCTGGTATTGCCTTTGTTGTACCTGCTACCTAAGTAGGTCTAGGGAGTCTCCGGTCTAATGGCTGGGGACTCCCACCCTTATACAGGATAAGCTAATATGATTACTCTTGAAGCAGCCTTATCGGATACCAGTTACAATCTAGAACTGGAAAAGATTAAAAACAAGATAGCACAGCTATATAAAGAATTGCTTACCAAGACTTTTAAACAAGCTAATCCTGCCGCAAGTATGGAAGAGTTGTATAGTTTTTTAGAAGAAAACGAATTGGAATTTAAAGATACTGAAGAGTTTGAAGACGAAGCGGCAGATATTGAAAACATTTTATCGTTGCTTTCAGATAAAGAAGACCTAGACCCTATTAAAGAAAAATCTTTTGAAACTCCTTCGGTAGCCTCCGGTAAAACACCGGGAAACAAATCAAATGAAAAAGGTGAAGTTCCAAACACCGTAGCATTAAAAGATTACAAAGGAGGATTGTTTACCCCTCCAGATAAAAAAATTAAGAAAGTTACAAAAGCACTTAAAACTCCTACTGGAAAAGTAAACAGAGTTATTGATGACAATCCTAAAGTAGACACTCAAATGCTAAAAGAAGTGTGGGATAAGGAACGAGACAAGCTTTTAGAATTGGTTAGACAACGTAACAAGGAATATGGTGTTGTACTATGAAACCTGTTAAAAATCGAAAAGCCGGTAGCTTTGTCAAAAAGAAAAAGAAAAAAATGACAGAGGAAAAGAAAAAGAAAAACCTTGCTCGTTGGGCAGGAGAAAGACTTAGGATATCCTAATGCCACGCGGAAGAACAAAACCTTTATTTAAACCCATGCCTAAACCACAGACTCCTAAGTGGTCAAGGCAACAGTTGTTTATAAAACTTTCTAACCAACGACAAGACGAAAGAGCGCCCTTTGATGATGGTGACCAAGCTCTTTACGGTAGTAGTAAATCATTGTATGGAATAGCTAGATATTCTTCACGAAGTTAAACACAAGAGGTAACAAATGAGCGATTATACAATTCAAGTTAGCTGGTCTGGCAAAGATGCTCTAGCCGATTCTGACTCTAATAAAATTATTTCTGGTGCAGATTTTAACACTGAGTTTAGTGCTGTTCAAACTGCGGTAAACACTAAGTATGACTCTGCTGACCTTGGTGTAACTCTTCAACAGTTTGATGCTGACACGTTAAAAGCTGACACTACTGATGAACTTACCGTTGGATATACTTCTGCAAACAGCGATGCAGGAACCAAAAGCAGTGGTACTTTTACTCCAGACCCACGCACGTCTAATTTTCAACACGCAGTTAACGGCGGAGCGCATACTCTTGCCCCTCCTGCTTACAACTCTACAATGGTAATTTTGTACAAAAACAATGCTTCAGCCGGAACTATAACTACAAGCGGATTTACCAAGGTTGATGGAGACGACCTTACGACTACAGACGGCCATGAATTTTTCATGTACATCACAAGGTATAACGACGGATCAACCACGTTTTCCGCATTGACTGTTAAGGCTCTTCAGTAATGTTTATGCCTGCGGTACAAGGCGGTCACTCTGTTAGTGGTGGAATTACGCTTGACATTACATCAAACACGTCAGATGTAAATATTCTTACATTGGCAACCGCTGCGGGATACAATGCAGGAAGTGATACAACAGCTATTACTGTAAACATAGCTAGTGGCGTTGCTATTACTGCGACGAGTGGTAACCCAGCAATTCGAACTGGTGCGCTAAATGCAGCGTCAAACCTAACCATTAATCTTGCATCAAGTGCTACTGTCTGTGGATTTGACGGGGCGCAAGGGTCCAACGGCGGGACAAACTCAGCGGGAAGCGCAGGTGGCAATGGCACCGACGCTATTAAATTTGAAATAACGTCCGGCAGTGGCACCTATGCAGTAGTTAATAATGGCACCCATGTGGGCGGAGGCTCAGGGGGAGGCGGTGGTGCTGGCGGAGGCGGATCGGCAGGCTGTCGGGCAACTCAGGTAAGTGACGGAAAGGGCGGTTATAGTTGTGGACCGGGAAACACATGCGGGTCTACAGGATCAGCAGGATCAGCCGGATCAAGCGGCGCATCTTGCCGCGCTCAGGACGGAACTGCTGGAACTGCGGGTAGCAGCGGAAGTACCCCCAGCAACGGCTGTCATGTTACGGTAAGTGCCGGATCGGGTGGCGCAGGGGGCGCTGGAGGAACGGCAGGTAAAGCTGTAAATAAAGGCGGTTTAACTGTTACGACTAGCGGATCAGGTACATATTATGGAGCAACAAGTTAATGGCTAAAGTTCTTATACCTTTTTCTGGAGGAGTAAATTCTACTTATGTACTTCACCGTTGGCTTACTGAAACGGATCATGAAATTATTGCGTCCTATTCCGAAGAGGAGTGGCTTGATAATGTAACGGATGATCCGTGGCGAGGGTCACGAGAAAAAAATGCAGCGCAAAACATGGTTAATTGGCTTAAGTCAAATGTTCGAGATTTTACGTTTGAAATTGTTCAGTGGCCTAACAGCTACGTTGAAAATCAAGTTCCAATCCGCGAGGGTTTTACTGAAACCGTAAACCTCGGAATTCTTGAACCTCGCTATTCTGGTTATAAATCTTTGATCGACAGGCATTTGCCAGATGGAATTGTAATTGGCATATCTTTAGAAAACACCGCAACAGATAGTTATGAAAGGTTGCGCGATGTTTTTGAAACGGACGGTGTTGATG